GTCACTTTAAATATGTACCTGCAAGTGGACTCAATCTAGATGATGAGATAAAAAAGATTGAAGACACTGTAGCTACTGTCAATGCTAATAAGTTTGAGAGATGTTTTGAGCCAGAGGAAGAAAAGTTTAGAGGCAAACCTACTGGCAATACAGTTTTAAATACTAACTGTAAATTTTGTGATTATAGATATGATTGCTGGGATTTAACTGATAAACCTGCCATTATGTCTAAAGCACAGACACCTAAAATTGTCTCGTATATTCAACTAGGAAAGGAGTAATAGAATGAGTAAATCACTAGATGAATTAAAATCCAATATTGAAGAAATGGAAAAGCAATTAGCTGAAGCAAAAAAAGAATACCGTGAAATGCGTACAGCAGGGTTGCGTGATGCTATGGAAGCTAGAAAAGTAGCTGATGAAGCTGTAAAAGAGGAACTAAAGAGTTTAGGTTATCAAACTTCTTATAGTCCTTTCACGGGTATAACGTGGCGAAACTTCTAAGTGTCTCCTCATAGAGTAAGAAGAGAAGCTATAAAGTATGGGTATAGGAGTGGGTTAGAACATGCTATCTCACTCTACCTAAAAAAATTGAAACATAAATATGATTATGAATCAATAAAGATAGAGTGGGAAGATTTAACCTACCGTACCTATACACCAGACTTTATATTAAATAATGGCATAATTATAGAAACTAAAGGAAGGTTCTTAGCTGCAGATAGAAAGAAACATCTCTGTATAAAAAAGCAACATCCTAAACTAGATATAAGATTTGTCTTTACAAATAGTAGAAATAAGCTTAGTAAAGGTGCTAAGTCTAGCTATGCACAATGGTGTATCAAACATGGTTTTAGATACTATGACAGAATTATACCTGAAGATTGGCTAAAAGAAAAAGGTAAAAATAAACACTTGAACTTTATTAAATTTTCAGGTACAAAGGTAAGGAGATAATATATGTTAGAAAGAAGAAATCCAAACTCATGTTTCATAGAACTAAATCCTATATGTGATAAAAGCTATTGGACTGGAGAACTAGAAGTTAATATCATAGCATCTGAAAAGAGTGACCTTGATAAAGAAAGTAAAGAAAGTTTATTGCATCTATCTCAATTGGTTGCATCTACTGTAGCTCTCATGGAGCTAGACCCTAAGTTAACACTAAGACTAGAAGAGTTTGTAAATGAGGCAGAAGAAGAGATAAGGGAAAAGAATAAACCTATAGTAACTAAATCTGTTGAGGGTAATGTAATATCCTTAAACTTTGAAAAGAAGAAATAATGTTAAGACATATGGAGTATATGAAAATGAAAAAACAACAAGCAGATATGCAGCCTGATAATTTAGACATGGTTAATAGTCCTATTCATTATAACAAAGCAGGTATTGAAACTATTGATGCCCTAGAAGCTATGCTTGTTGACGGATTTGATTATTACTTACAAGGAAATGTAGTTAAATACTTATGGAGATTTAGATACAAGAATGGTATAGAAGACCTAAAGAAAGCACAATGGTATCTTAATAAACTTATTGAGGTTTATGATGATAAGAGTTAAGATGATTATAACTCTCTCTGTTGATAAAGAAGAATATCCAATACCAGCAGACGGAAATGTAGGAGAAGAAGTAGAAGATTATATTAAAGATATGATTTATGATTTAGAAGGTATAAAGATTAGAACTATAAAAACAATAACAGAGGAGAAATAGATGTTACAAAATTACTTACCCACAGACTATCAAAACTTCATAGCACTCTCTCGCTATGCAAGATGGAAAGACGATGAACAACGCAGAGAGAATTGGTCAGAGACTGTAGACAGATACTTTGATTACATGAGCAATCATTTATCTAATAACTACAACTACAATATTACAAAAGCCTTAAAAGAAAAACTTACAGATCAGATAATGTCTCTAGGTATTATGCCAAGTATGAGAGCATTGATGACATCAGGACCTGCACTAGACAGATGCCATGTAGGTGGTTACAACTGTAGCTACATACCCGTAGATAGTCCACGTAGTTTTGATGAGTGTATGTATATTCTTATGTGTGGCACTGGTGTTGGTTTCTCTGTAGAACGTGAGAACGTAGACAAGTTGCCTATAGTCAATGAACACTTTGAGGACAGCACTACTATCATCAAAGTTGCAGACAGCAGACCCGGATGGGCAAAAGCATTAAGAGAACTTATTGCTATGTTATATGTTGGACAAGTGCCTAAATGGGATACATCAGAAGTAAGACCAGCAGGTGCTAGATTAAAAACATTTGGTGGTAGAGCATCAGGTCCTGCACCACTTATAGAACTGTTTCACTTTTGCATACAGAAGTTTAAGGGTGCTAAAGGCAGACGATTGTTTCCTATTGAGTGCCACGACTTGATGTGCAAGATTGGTGAAGTTGTAGTTGTTGGTGGTGTTAGACGTTCTGCTCTCATATCTCTATCTAACTTAGGTGATGACCAAATGCGTCATGCCAAGTCTGGTCAATGGTGGGAGAATGAAGGTCAACGAGCATTAGCCAATAACTCTGTAGCATTTAAAGGTAAGCCTGAGATGGGTACATTCATGCGTGAGTGGACATCGTTGTATGAATCTAAGTCAGGGGAACGTGGTATCTTTAATAGACAAGCTGCTAAAGTTAAAGCATTAGAGAATGGTAGACGAGATGCTGATTATTACTTTGGTTGTAATCCTTGTTCAGAGATTATACTTAGACCATATCAGTTTTGTAACTTAACTGAAGTTGTTGCACGTGTTACAGATACAGTAGACACATTAAAAGAAAAGGTACGCATGGCTACTATACTTGGTACGTTTCAATCTACGCTTACTAACTTTAAATACCTACGCAAGGTATGGAAAGATAATACAGAAGAAGAGAGATTGTTAGGTGTATCACTTACAGGTATACTTGATTGCCCAGTCTTAAATAACACCTACTATGAATTAGGAGATGTGTTGGAGCAACTAAGACATGTAGCAGTAGAAACTAATAAGAAGATGGCTAAAGACTTAGGCATACCACAGTCAACTGCTATAACTTGCATCAAACCTAGTGGTACAGTTAGTCAATTAGTTGACAGTGCTAGTGGTATTCATGCTAGGCATAATGACTACTACATCAGAACTGTACGTGGTGATAACAAAGACCCACTCACACAGTTTATGAAAGACAGTGGTATCCCAAGTGAGCCATGTGTTATGAAACCTGAAAGCACAACTGTGTTTAGTTTCCCTATGAAATCACCATCTGGTGCAATGACTAGAACAGAGATGACTGCCATACAGCAGTTAGAGTTTTGGTTATTATATCAAAGGCATTGGTGTGAACATAAACCATCTGTTACCATATCTGTAAAAGAGGATGAGTGGATGGATGTGGGAGCATGGGTGTATAGAAACTTTGATGAAGTATCAGGTATATCATTCTTGCCTTTCAGTGACCATACGTATGCACAAGCACCCTATCAAGACATAGTAGGTGAAGAGTATGAGAGAGCCTATAAGCAAATGCCTACATCTATTGATTGGTCAAAGTTAGCAGACTATGAAAAAGAAGATACTACTAGTGGTGGAAGGGAGTTAGCTTGTACAGCAGATGCGTGTGAAATGGTTGACATACAGGCTAGTTAATGTTAGAAAGTGGTGAGTTATTATGGTGGCAATGGTGGTTATTAATAGCCATTTCCATCAACACCATGATTAATATGATCGTGTTCTTTAAAGGTAGAAAGTTACACATAAGAGAGTTACTACATTTAAAACCAAAAAGGAGAAGTAAATGAGAGAAATGATATTACAAGCATTGAAGAGTAAGATATCTGGACAGATAAATGGTCACATAGCCAATATAGAAGCAATGATGACTAATCCTGTAGGTATAGGAGATCATCCTACTATTGTAGAAACAATTGAAAAAGAGTTGTCTGCATTAGAGCATGAGAACGGTAAACTAAATAACTTAGTTAGATTCTTTGAAAGACAGCCAGAGCAAAAAACTGAAGCTCCTGTAAAGGAAAAGAAATGACATTGCATGAGAATGGAAAATTTTATGTACCCAAACAGGATGAAGAGTATATAGCACCCTTTGGTCCTACTATGGGATATAAAAAGTTGACACCTAATTTTGTCAAAAAGATGAACACTCTTATGAAGATGGAGTTAGAAGATTTTTCAGATAATTTAGTGGGTAAAGTTAAGCAAGAGTTAAAATTTAGTAAAGAAATTGAGAGTCTTTGGCTTAAAGAAGTATCACAATTTATAGGAAGATTCCATTCTTATACAGAGCATAGAAACTCTTTTGGTGCTAAGGGTTTAAACACGGAAAAGTATGACTACGGTATAAAAGTTGTATCAGGTTGGTTTGTAAGACAGTTTGAGAATGAATACAACCCACTTCATGTACATACAGGTGCAGCAATGTCTTGTGTAGGATACCTAGCACTACCTAATGGTATAGAAAAAGAATGGGAAGAAGACTATAAAGACCATCATCCTGCTAATGGGCATATACAATTTGCTCATGGTACTACTTCAGGTTATAATAATACTAACTTTATGGTTAAACCACAAGTAGGAGACTTCTATATATTCCCTTCAGAATTGTTTCACTGTGTATATCCATTTAAAACCAAAGGAGAACGTAGGTCATTCAGTGTAAACTTTACTTTTCTAGAAGTACCTAAACAAAAAAAATAACTTTAACTTCCATAAGGAGAATATGACATGCAGAAAAAAAATAAAAAGTTTAAAACTAGACAAGAGAGGGGTTTAGGCAAGTATGATGCTCCTCTTAGTCTGCAATTCAATCAAGGTTTTAGTGCGTTTAAAAGACGTAAGCTAATAAATCCTTTTAGTGATAGGACTATGCAGTCACGAGAATGGCAACGAGGTTTTAATTCTGCTTATTATGTGCAATTAGAGAGGGTCAAAAATGCAGAAGCTAGAAGAAGAGGCGAGAAAATACATGCAAAATAAGCTATTTATAAATGAAGTTATAACCCCAGACTTATATGAAAACTTAGCTAGTGAAACAGCTATATTTCCAAAAGAAAAAGCCTTAGAGTATTTAGCTCTAGGCTTGACAAGTGAGGCTGGGGAAGTTGCAGGCAAAGTTAAGAAACTTATACGTGATGGCAAAGGCGATAAGAAAGCTATTGCATCAGAGATAGGTGATGTGCTTTGGTACTGTGCTATGTTAGCAAAAGAAACAGAAGTTCCCTTGAATGATATTATGAAAGATAACTTGAAGAAGTTAAATAGTAGAAAAGAAAGAGGAACATTAGCTGGGTCAGGCGATAACAGATAATTATTCTGAGATTACACCATAGTCTACTGCAAATTGTAGTAACATGGTGTAGTCATCATTACCAACTTCTACATTAGGAAATTGCTTTTTAAATGCACTCATTATTATAGCTCTATCATTTTCAGCTATTTTAAAGAACCTAGCTTTTTCTTTTCTGATTACATCTTGTGGTGTATCATAATCTTTTTCATCTAGTGCTTCAGCTACTGCCTCACTACGTATGGAATTTAACTCTATTCTTAAAAACTTTTCTTTCTCATAATCATTTGCCAAGTTCATATACTCAGGACTATTAATAAAATTATTTAAATGATGCTCTATAGCTAATGCAACATTTTGTCTAGCTTCTCTATTGGCTATATTATCTTGCACTTTCACAGGTGCAACTTCAAAGTAGTCTAGACGAAATCTGTCTAGCTCTCTTTGCACATCATTCTTTTCTTCCATAGGAGTTAATCCAGTTATCTGCCTAAACATAGGCATTGTATTTCTAATACCAGTGCTTTTATAAGGTGTAGTTTGAGGTGGTCTCTCTAAGAAACCTTCTCCATCTGAATGTGCTTCCATTGGAAATGATCTTGTAGCTTGTTTTAACATGTAAGGTAAAAACTCTACATCTGTATTGTCTGTTAACATACGTGTGTCGGGGTCAACCATTTGAACTGCATCTTTAATCATACCTGCACCAACAGTGTATGTACTAAAATAGTTACCTACAAACTTTGCTAATCCTTGTTGAAATTTACCACTTTCTGTAGCAGTATCTTCTGT